CTTGGCTTTAGCCAGCTCTATTTTGAGATTTCCGAAGTTTTTGGTCAGCGCGGTAAATTCCGCCAGTTCCGAGTCGGTTTTCTGCTCCCGCTCCGCCAGGATGTTGATACGGCGGGCAATGGAAATCTCGATGGTATCCGGCGGGCAAAACGTGTCCCAGGCGTTATCGTCACGCCAGTTGTAGAGCGTGCGCTGGTTAACGCCGGTTTCGCGCTCGATCTCTGTGATGGTGTAGCCGCGGATGTACAGCTGCTTGGCAGTCTGCTGCATCTCGGGCGAGTAACGCTTTGCCATGGATTCCCTAATAAATGACTTGCACTCATTTTAGGATGTTTATTCGGCGTAAATCCCGGCTTTCATTTATAAAAATTCCTATAACAATCATATAGGTATCCGTAGGAATGCCGCCGGTTGTTTTACCGTAAAAATCCGTTAATCTGGCGCCAAGTTCACCAGATTTAGAGTGTTTACAGCATGGGTCTACAGACAGAATGGTTCCGAATAGGTAAAAGTGGTCCTACCGTTGACGGTAGAGTCATCAAAGAAGAATGGCTGGACGATGCCGCAAAAACCTATAACCCGAACGATAAGTTCACGGCCCGCATTTGGCCGGATCACAACCGTTACGTGAATTACGGCAAGGTGCTAGCTGTGCGCGTTGAAGGCAATAGCGAAGGCGGCAAAGACCTATATGCCAAATTGGAACCAAACGCTTATTACCAATCCGATGTTCGCTACGGTCAAAAAGTACATTTTTCTATAGAAATAACCCCGGACTTTGCCAAAACCGGCAAAGCCTACCTGACCGGATTAGGCGCAACGGACGATCCGGCAAGCCTGGGTACCGGTGAAGCGAAATTCACCCAATACGCCGACCAAGCCGGTGTATTCAAAGCCGACTTTGTGGAAGGCAAAAGCAAACAATTCGACGATCCGCAACAGGATTCGCTGTTCAATCAACTTAAAGCACTTTTTACGTCTCAATCAAAAGAGGACTCCGACATGGCAGACAAACAAGAAATGGACAAATTGAAACAGGAGTTTTCGGACCTGAAAACCTTATTGCTGGAAAAATTCGGCAAGCTTGACGGCGGTAAAGGTGATGAAAAAGGCGTCGACGATAAAACAGAAATATCGGCCTTGAAGCATGAGTTTGCCGATTTGAAAGCATTGTTGTTGGAAAAATTCGGCAATCAGGATGGCGGCGAAGCGAACAAAGATAAAAAAGCCGATGGTAACGAAAACCCGTTTGAAATGTTCACCAACAGCCTGTTGGAAGCTATCGAATCCAAGTTCGGGAAGCAGGATGCCCGTAAAGACGAGGAAAAAAGCGAATTGAAAGCTATGCAAGACCAACTCGCCGCGTTCAACAAAAAGTTGGAAGACGCCTTGAAGGAACAACCAGGAACCGAAGGCGGACAGCATTTCGGCAACGGCGACGACGCTAAAAATTACATTTAAGGGAATAACATGTCACATCAATTAAGCGCTCAAGGCCGCCAAGTCCTTGACAGACATTTTGCACAAACCGCAAGGGCATTCGGTCAGAGCCCAGGCATTCCAGCATCTGGGCAACATTTCGCGGCGACGCCAACGGTTGCGCAAACAATTTATGAAAAAGTGGTCGAGGACGGCAACCCGTTTTTAAGCCGCATCAACGTCTTTCCGGTTTCCGAACTGAAAGGCGACAAGGTTGGGATGAGCCTGACCGGTCACGTGGCCAGCCGCACCGATACCTCCGGCGCCGGCGAGCGTACGCCTAAGCATTTGGTCAATACCGCGTCAAAACTGTACGAACTGTTCGTCACGGAATTCGACGTAGCGTTGAAATATTCACTGATCGATGCATGGGCAAAATTTCCGAATTTTGCGGCCCGTTACATGAAACTGGTTCGCCAGGCGATTGGTAACGACATGCTTCAAACCGGATGGACCGGTACCAGCGCAGCGGCATCGACAAATGTTGGCGCCAACCCGCTGTTGCAAGACCTGAACAAAGGTTGGTTGCAATTGATCCGCGAATTCAATACCGGCTCTCAATATCTGCTGGGCGGCGCCAAGGGCGGCGCGACGGCGGTAACCTTGGGCGAATCCAACGAAGCCATTGGCGGATTTGTGAATTTGGATGTGTTGGCTCAGGCCGCCCGCGAAATGCTGCCGATTCAACACCGCAATAACCCGAATCTGGTGTTGATTGCCGGTTCCAACGTGCTGTCCTACCAGCAAGAAACTTATTACAAGACCAACGGCAACACGCCCACGGAAAAAGCGGTGATGAACGGCGAGATTACCCGCGCCTACGATGCCATGCCCAGCTTTTACGCGCCGTTCTTCCCGAATTCGGCATTGCTGGTTACCACGCAGGAAAACCTGTCTATTTATTACCAGGACAGCTCCGTGCGCCGCACCCAAAAAGACAAGCCCGAGAAAAACGAGGTGCAGGACTTCAACTCGGTCAACCTGGGCTATGTGGTCGAAGACGAGAATCTTTGCGCATTCATTGAAAACATCACCTTCAAATAAACCATGAGCAGATTACGGCAAATCAAGGCGGCGCAACTGGCCGCAGCTGAATCCGAACAATCGACCGCCGCCGACCTTGATTCAGGTGAAGCCGTTGGTCGTTTGCATCGGATCAAGAACCGGCAACTGGCCGAGGCCGAAAAAACCGGACTTAACCCATATGAGCCAAGCGGAGCGCCTTCGGCAAGCGCGGCGGGAGTGCATGGTGATCTGGCCCATTACCAGGCCGCCATGGACGCCGACCTTAACAGCCTGTCCGTGCTGAAAACCCTGGAAGAAAAGGCCGCTGCCAAGAAAACCATGATCGAAACCTATTGGGGTTTCGTGAAGGCCTACGTCGACAACGGCGACAACTATCCCAACGACATTGCGGTGCGGGTGATGATCTGGCTGTTCGACACGCTGGACATCGAGCGCGGTCTGGATCTGGCGTTTCACCTGATCAAACAGGGCATTCACCATCTGCCGCCAAAGTTCGACCGTGACTTGCCAACCTTTGTCTGTGATGCGATGTACGACATCAGCGCCGCATTGCTGAAAGCGGAACAGTCGGCCAGCCCATATCTGGATGCATTGGTAGCGATCATCGACAACGACAAATGGTCGCTGGCGCCGCCGGTGCAAAGCAAGATGTACGCGATCTTGGCCAAGCACAAGAAGCGCGAAAACGATTGGGGCAACTGCCTGGCGCTTTGCGAAAAGGCCGAAGCGGTTAATCCGGAAGGGGCCGGCGTGAAAGGCATGAAGACCGAAGCGCAGGCGAAATTGAAGGCACTGGCGGATAAAGCCGCCGAACAGCAATAGGAACAAACATGCCAAAAATGAGAGCAAAAATGCAGGTTTTATCGGTTAACGATCAACCTGGATCAACTGGGTTGGTGTTGGGTGCCGTATATAAAAAAGACGGCTATCCGGAAGATGGCAGCGATGAAAACAATACCTTCGCACGTTGGACTCCTCAGGCCAACTTGAACATGGTGATTAACAATCCTGATTTGGTAGGTACGTTTAAAACAGGCGAAGAGTATTACCTGGATTTCACGCTAGCCGAATAACGACTCCTCAAGCCCTGGCTGGCAACTACCGACAGCGACGCGCGATTTCGACGATGTTCGCCGCAGGTTGTTTGTCCAGGCACTAATTCAACTACAGGAATAACGATGAAAAAATTATTGATTCTCGGCTTAAGTTCGGCGTTGGTAGCCGTTGCATTGATCGGCTGCGCCAACACGCCGGCGACTGACAATAATGCGCCCGTTATCGACAGCGCTTCAATCGGTAAAAACATCGCGGCCATTCATCAAGCCAAGATTGATTACTGCACGGCTTTCGATGGCTCTCCATTGCGAGCCGCGGCGCTGATTTACCTTAAAGCCAAAGTTCACGAGCTGCCAACCAATGGCATCTGCGACAGTATTTTCAACATTGAAACCGGTACCGATAGCGCGATAACCCCCAAGGCGCGCGATTCTCCGCTGAATTAACTACGGGACGGGATAACACCGTCCGACACTTTAACCCGGTGGTTTGCCGGAAAAACCGGCAAACCTTAACCCTTTACCTTTCGCCCGATCATCATGAGCCTAACCGGTAAACCAGCCCTCGCCGCCGCCGCGCCGTTCGTCAATGACGGATTCTGGCCGGATTTAAACCTGGGCGAGCTGATGACTAAATACCGGATTCCCGCCGAGTACGACGGCGAGACGATTACCTGGGGGCTGACGCTGGCGCTGGTTAACGTCAATCTGGATCTGGAAGCGGTCAAGGCCGCGATAGTGGCGCTG